GAGAAACGAAACCAACTAGGTGACACCCTTTCTTCTGAACAACGTGATTGGCTATCGCAATGGCGTGGATTCCTCAATCAAGAATACCCAGGTTTCCCAGCCAAAGCCCAATTCAACCCTGGTGAACTAGATGCTTTCACCAAAGAACTACGCAACCTAGTATCTGACAGCCGTGTTTCAGATAATGCAACAGCACAATCAGTGAAACAGTACTTGGATGCCCGCGATGAAGCACTACAAAAAGCCTCTGAAGTAGGGTTAAGTTCATTGGATTCTGTTCGTGCGCAACCTTTGAAGGACTGGTTGAGTAGTATTGCAGCAACGCTTGTTCAGCAAAACCCTGAATTCGCACGTATCTTTGAAGATAAACTTGCAGGAGAAGTAGACTAATGGCAAAAGACCCAGTAACAGGCGAAGAAATAACCACCGTGCCTTCGTTGGTCGCACCATCTGCACTTGGTGCTTCATCCAGTGGTCTAGCCCCAGATGTAAAACTTGGTGTACGTCAGGCTATCGGCGCAGAAATGGAAGGATTCACACCACTGCCAGGTGACATTGTTTCCACCACCCCAATCTCAGCCAAAGAAGCAACATCTGCACGCATCCGAGAAACTGTTGCCCCAGAATCATTTGGTTATGTTGGGCAAAACCTCGTAGACGAACGCGGTGTCATTGTCCGTGGACAGTACGACCCAGCCAAAGAAGCATATAGCGAACTAGCAAGACTTACCGTAAATGACCGTATTGGATTACAGCAGTCATTCGCTGCGCGAGGACTTTACCCAAAGAACTATCGCCCAACAGGAATGTTTGAATCAGCAGACCTTACCGCAATGGAATCATTTTTGCGTTACGCAAACTATTCTGGTGTCACAACAAAAGTGGCACGCACATTATTCCAATCAGAATATAAGGCAACTGGTGGTCTTGGAAAAACTGTTCGACCTGACGCTAAACAAGATTTGGATGCTGCAGTGGACACAGTGTTCAGACAGTTCATGGCACGTGATGCAACCCCTGAAGAGAAGGCTGCGTTCCGACAGATGGCTTTCAAACAGAAATCAACTGAAGCCTCTGGTGGTGCTATTGCACCAAACATTGGTGTTGCAGCAGAGGCGTATGCTTCTCAACAGTTTGGTCCTGAAGCGCAGGCTACTAGTGCTGCTTCGTTGTTCGATATTTTGGATAAGAAAGTTAAAGGACTCGCATAATGGCTGCAAGTGATGATGTCAAAAAACTAAAAGAACTTATTGACAATCCAAGCGTAAAGGCTGGCGGTCAAGCACAATACAAAAACAAGTCGTACGGTCTTTCAGAGTTGAACGTACTTCTTAAGGCAGCACAGAAAGTTGCTAAACAAGAAGCAGATTCCCGCATGGTCCAAAGCGGAAAAGAATTTGAGACACAGGTAAACCTGGAACTAAAAACAGGACGTGAAGAATCTGCTCTTAAAGAAAAAACAATTAGAGCAAGAATCAATCTTGAAGCCGAGTTAGCAAACCTAAGTCTTGCTTTGGAAAATGATGGAGATATTCCAAAAGCACAAACAGCGGTTCGTGACGCATACCTAGTGCTTCAGGGTTTGAACCCAAAAGATAAATTATTGAAAGGTGTAACAATTCCTGCCGCTACTGTTGGAGTTAGCGAACGAGAAGGATTGCCACAAACAGGTGCAGCGAAATCTTCGTTTGTAGGCAAAGAAGACCTGACGACCACAGTAAAAAGTAAAGTCCCTGTAGTCAAGGGTGGCAACAATGTCGAAGTAACCACCTACATGGATGGTCGCGTGACCGAAAAAATATTGGGACCATCAACACTCCCAGACACCGCACCAAGTTCCATCCCTAAAGGCACTGCTGGCACACCCACATCAATGAAAACTTATGTTGATGCACAACTAAAAGCAAAAGGTTTGGCTGACACACCAGCAAATCGCAAAACACTACGTGCCGAATATCAAGCATTACCCCAAGCGGAAAAAGGAAAAGCAGCAGCACCAGCCGCAACAGATAACTCGTGGGAACAACTGTTCATAAAGAACAACCCTGCCAAAGCATGGTACCTAACAGACCTAGACCGAAACAAATACCCACAACTATTTGCTGTCATCCAAGAATATGCAAAGGACCGTCCGTTAACTATCGAAGAAAAAAATGCGTATGACGCAAAACTTGAAGGCACAGACTTCTTCCGAGAACTCAGCACCTCTGGCAAAGTACGTGAAATCAAAAACGTTGTAGGAGATTTAGGTTTCGACAGCACAGACTTCACACAGTTTGTTCACACCGCCATCAACATGGGTTACACAGGTGACCGTTTGAAACAAGAAACCTACAAAGAAGTATTTAAGACTGGTGCCGATGGCAAATATGTGAACCCTACAGCGTTGGCTAGAGCAACCAAATCAGCCGACTACCTGAACGTTGTTAACGATGCCCGCGCATATTTTAATACTGCAGGCGCAGACCAAGCATCAGTTCAATCTATTCTTACTGGTGGAATAACCAGAGAAGATTTCCAAAGGCAGCAACGAGAAATCGCTAAGAAACGTTACCCACATTTGGCTGACCTTATCGACCAAGGTGTGTCGTTAGAAAGTTTGGCAGGGAACTTCAAAAACACGGCAGCCGAACTGTTGGAAGTGGACCCAAACACTCTTGACATGTCTGCAGCCGATTATGAGGTTGCCATAAACTTTGGTGAAGAAGGCAAGAAACGTGTTATGAGTACTGGTGAGTGGGATAGGTTGTTGCGTACAGACCCTAAATACAAATGGGAATACACTGAAAACGCTAAAGATGAGGCTAGGGGTTTGGCTGCTAATTTGGTTAAAGCATTCGGAAGGATTATCTAATGGCAATCGATACTGACATAGAAAGTGTTACAACCATCATTGAGGGAACCCTCAAATACTATGGCATGGATACACCAGAGTTATTGGCTGATGTTAATAAAGCAATTGGTTTACGTCTCCTCACAGACAGGTCAACGATAGATGACATTGGTATTCAGTTACGTGACTCCGAATCTTTCAAAACTCGATTTGCAGCAAACGAAACTCGACGTGCTGCCAAGAAACTTCCTTATTCGGTAAGCCAATATCTGCAGTTAGAATCCTCATACCGTAATACACTATTGAGTGCAGGTATGCCAGCAGACTTCTACAACACCCCAGAAGACTTCTCCAACTTCATAGCCAACGACATCTCACCAGATGAAGTCAAAGCCCGCGTAGAACAAGGCTATGCCGCAGTCAAAAACGCTGACCCAAAAGTAGTCAACGAACTTAAAACCATGTACGGACTCGATGATGGCACACTTGCCGCTTTCTTCGTAGACCCAGCACGAACCAAAGACCAAGTGCTAAGAGCAGCCCGTGCAGCCGAAGTAGCCTCACAAGCCCGCCAACAAGCAGGCATCAGCCTTGGTTCAGCAGCAGCAGAACTACTCGTCCAACAAGGCGTAACTCAAGAAGAAGCCCGAACAGGTTTTGCCCAAGTATCCCAACTACAAGAACTCACCCGCCCACTCCAAGGAGAACAAGCCTTGACCCAAGAAGAACTAGTAGCAGGGTCATTGGGAACAAACGCTGCAGCCGCCCAACGAGTAGCCAAAACTCAACGCCGCCGCAAAGCAGGATTCGAAGCAGGCGGAGGGTTCGCCCAAACACAACAATCCAACATCGGACTTACGACCGTAGGAGAATAACCGACATTAGTAAGTAAGTTGTGTTATAGTTACAAACGATACCTTAAACGGTAGGAACCTGTACGGGAATCCCCCGCACCGTACGGCGACATGGGGTGACCAATCAACCGCAGCCACCACGTACCTCGGACATGGTGTGGGCAGAAACGAGAGTGCCATATGTCAGATATTGACAACTACGACAACGAAGACCAAATGGAATCAAACCAAAACCCTGTTAGGGCAAGGATGAAACAATTGGAGAAAGAAACCGCCGACCTACGCAAGTTGGTAGCGGAATCTGAAGTAGCAAAACGAGAACTAGCGTTCGTGAAAGCAGGCATCGACCTCACTGCACCAGCGTCAAAGTACTTTGTTAAAGGCTACGACGGAGAACTTTCCCCAGATGCCATTAGGGAAGCCGCTGTTGAGGCGCAACTGATTAGTCCCCCAGATTCCACCCCTAGCAGAGAAGAAGCAAACGCTTGGCAACGAACCGCAAAAGTCGCGGCAGGAACCCAAACAACGCAACCACCTGTTGACTGGACTCGAAGGCTGAACGACGCACGAAGCCCTCAAGAAGTAGATTCAATCCTGGCAGAAGCACGAATAGCACTACAAAATTCGTAACAACTTCTACACAAAGGAAAAATAATCATGGCAGGCGAAACCCAACTCTCGTCGTTGTCCGTAGACCAGGTAGCATTTGACCGTCTCGCATATTTTGCGTTGCGTTCAGAACTCTTGTTCGACCAGGCAGCAGACGTACAACCAGTACAGCAAGCAATGCCAGGAACTGGCGTCACATTCACAATTTTCAGCGACATTGCAGCAGCAACGTCAACACTGAACGAAGTGACCGACGTTACACCTACAGCATTGTCCGACAGCCAAGTAACCGTAACTCTTAACGAATACGGTAACGCAGTTGTCACCACAGCCAAGTTGCGCGGAACAGCGTTCTTGGATGTTGACTCAGCAGCAGCAAACATCATCGGTTACAACGCAGGCGATTCAATCGACCAAGTTGTCCGTGAAGTGCTTGCAGGCGGAACCAACGTGGTATACGCAACAGGTGGTTCTTCAACACCAACGAGCCGTGTATCAGTTTCGGCTGATGACGTACTTGCCGCTGACGACGTTCGCAAGACCGTCGCACAGTTGCGTGGAGCAAACGTAGCAACCTTCAACGGTTCTTACATCGGCTTCATCCATCCAGACGTTTCATACGACTTCCGTTCAGCAACGGACGCAGCCGCATGGCGTACCCCAGCAAACTATGTCAACCCAGAAGGTATCTACAATGGAGAAATCGGCTTGTTTGAGTCGGTACGTTTCATTGAGACACCACGTGCCAAAGTGTTCACTGACGCTTCGAACGGTACCAGCACAACTGGTGCAGTTGACGTGTATTGCACACACATCATGGGTCGTCAGGCTCTTGCTAAGGCATACTCAGCACAAGATGGTAACGGCGCAGTGCCGAAGATTGTTCGCGGTAACGTGACCGACCTTCTCATGCGTTTGCAGCCATTGGGTTGGTATTGGCTTGGTGGCTACGGTCGCTTCCGTGAGGCAAGCCTCCGTCGCATTGAGTCTTCATCCTCAATTGCAACTAACGTCTAATTAGTTTCTAGTTAGATAAGGCTTTAGCCCCCTGCTTCGGCGGGGGGCTTTTGCTTTTGGTATAGTATGTTGAACGAAAGGTTCCTATGTCAATTTCCAATTATGCAGAACTAAAAATTTTGGAGCATACAACAGGTAAAACTGCGTGGACTATGCCTACGAACGTGTATGTGAAACTGCATTTGGGGGACCCTGGTGAGGCTGCTACTTCTAATGCGGCTGTTGAGGCTACTCGTAAGGTTGCTGCGTGGGCTACTGCTGCGTCGGGTTCTATTGTGACTTCTGGAACGATTGAGTGGACTAATGTTTCGACTACTGAAACTTATTCGCATTGGTCTTTGTGGGATGCGTCTACTGCTGGTAATGCTTTGTGGTCGGGTGCTTTGGCTACTACGGCGGCTGTGACTGCTGGCGATACTTTTCAAATCACGTCACTTACGTTGACGCTGGACTAGGAAGGTAGCCCTTAGTGGCAACAGGTTTTCCTACTTCGCTTGATGCGTTGACTAATCCGCTTTCTACGGATGCGTTAACAAGTCCTTCTCACGCTGACCAGCATGCTGATGTGAATGATGCTGTTGAGGCGTTGCAGGCTAAAGTGGGTGTGACTGCTTCGGCTGTTGTAACCAGTTTGGATTATAAGGTTAATAAACCGTTGAACTCGGATGTTTTGGCGGCAATTATTTTGATGGATGTCGGCGCATGAAAACGTGTACTAGGTGCGATAAAGAAAAAGAACTAGTCGAGTTCTATAAAGAGCGTTTGTCTAAAGATGGTTTTCAAACAGTCTGTGTTGCTTGTACCAGAATCGCACAGGCTATTTACCATAAAGAATGGTATCAAAAAAACAAAGAGTCAAAACTTTTGTCTAACGCTAAATGGCATGCCGAAAATCCAGACAAAATGAGCGAATACCAAAAGTCGTATTTCAAATCTCACCCAGAACAATCAAGGTTGAAAGGGAGTCGCCGCAGGGCGCGTAAATTAAACGGTGGTGTTTACTCTGTGACAGTTAAGGAAATTGCTGACATGTTGAAACGCCCATGTTTTTATTGTGGCGAAGAATCGAAACACATTGACCATATTGTTCCGTTGTCCCGTGGTGGTCGCCATAGCATCGGCAATTTGATACAGGCGTGTGCTTCGTGTAACCTATCTAAAAGCAACAAATTCGTAATTGAATGGAGCGCGTAGTATGGCATCGGGTGACAGAGTTGAATCTAGGTTGGGTGGTCCAACACAGTTGGGTACTTCGACTACGACTGTTTGTACTGCGGCTTCGGGTGTTACTGAGGTTATTAAGCAGATTGTTATTTGTAATACGGATACGGTTGACCGTACTGTGACTTTGGCTATTGGTTCTGCGAATGATGCTGCGAATCGTATTATGTCGGGGTTGCCTATTGGTGCGAATGATGTGATGGTTTGGGATACGGCTCTGGTGTTGTTAACTGGTGAGACGTTGCAGGGTTTGTCTGATACGGCTTCTAAGGTGACGGTTACGGTTGTCGGTTGGGAAAAAACCAACTAGTTATGGGGATTGATGCTGCTTACGGTATTGGTTCTTTGAAGCAAGGTGTTTGTACTAGTTCTACGCGCCCTGCTTCACCGTTTGAGGGTCAGCAAATTTATGAGACTGATACAGATACACTTCTTGTTTACAATGGTTCTGCTTGGGTTTGTATCACGCCAAAATCTGGTCATACAAGCACTCAAGAAAACACAACTTCTGCAACTTTCGTAAGTTTGACCAACGACCCGTCAGTATCTATACAAACAGGCACCAAAGCATTAGTGACCATTGCTGTTCGTCACATTCTTATAGGTGGCGGTGCGGGATATTGCACAACTAGTTACGTTATATCTGGAGCAACAACATTGGCTGCTACTGAAGGCAAATCAGCCCAAAATTATATTGGTTCCGCAGACTTAGGTAATGACCGTTCTGCTTCTTTTACATATATGGAAACTGGTTTGACTGCTGGTGTTAACACTTTCAAAATGCAACATAAGTCTGGTTCTGGTGCGTTGTATGCTACTCAGCGTTCTATAACTGTTGTTGGGATTCCGTAATGACTATTTCTGCTACTACACAAGGGCTAAAAACATGCACCAGGTGCAAAGCAGAACAGCCGTTGTCAAGTTATAGCGTTAGAATTAACGGCAAATACTTATCGAAATGTCGACCATGCCTTGCAAAAGCATCAGCCAATTACCGTGCCAACAACAGAGAAAAATATCTTGCCGACAAGAGAGCAGCATATAAAAAAAGACAAGAAAAAACTTCTTGCGCAGCGACTTCTTTCAACTGGGACAATCTTTCTATTAACCAAAAAGAGGCAAGTGGATGTGGAATCTACTGCATAACCATTAGTGATTATTTTTACATTGGTTCTTGTGTGAATTTTAATGACAGAATGTATGACCACACTCGGAAACTTGGTTACGGTAAGCACGTAAATCGTTTTATGCAAAATGTGTTTAACAAATACAAAACATTTGACGCTGAGTTAATTGAGTCATGTTCCCCATCTGAACTTGCATCTACCGAACAACGCTATATCGACCAGTGGTTTGGTCATAAAAATTGTTTGAACCTGCGACCGAATGTAAAAACTATGCTTGGATTTAAACATAGCGAAGAAACAAAAAAGAAATTATCTGCTATTTTTAAGGGTGTAAACAGTAGGAGTCCAAAATGACCATCTCGGCAACAACTCAGGGACTCAGGCAGGGCGTTTGTACTTCGTCTAACAGACCTGCAACACCGTTTGAAGGTCAAATGATTTACGAAACTGATACCGACCTATTAAGAATTTGGAACGGGTCAGCATGGAAAACCTTGGCTGCTGCTGCGCCAGCACAGGGAACTATTTTGCAAACCGTAGAAAGCGCAAACGACACGACGTTACGTCCTACTACTTCCACAACTTTTGTAGACAGTGGTTTGACTTTGACAATTACCCCACAAGCAAGCACAAGTAAAATTCTTTGTGTTTATACAATAAACGGGTACGTTGCTGGGTCTGCAACAGGTTTGGGTATAAGGCTTCTACGAGGAGCATCAACAGTTGTCGTCGCAGATTTAGACAACGGCTACGGCAGCGCAAGCGGTAACGCATTTAACACTATGCTTTATTGCGTTGATTCGCCAGCCACTACGTCAGCAACTACTTACAAAATCCAATACAACCGAAACCAAGGTGCAACCACCGCCTATATGGGTGCATCCGCAGCACCAGTAAGTCGTTTTTTCGCTATGGAGATTGCAGTATGATTACCCCACCCATGATTCAACTACTATTGGACAATGGTTTTACTGATGGATGGGCAATGTCAGAAGAAACTCTCGTTCTTTGGGAACATGAAGTTGACCCGCCAGCACCGTTAGTACGACCACCGTTAGGAGAGTCTGATGCCTCTTAGTTCTGTTGTTGGTGCGCAATCAATTATTAAACCTGGTGTGTGTACGTCGTCGACACGCCCTGCTGTGCCGTTTGAAGGTCAAATGATTTATGAGACTGACACGGACAAGGTGTTGGTTTGGAACGGGTCGGCGTGGTATGCGAACTGGAACCTGCCGTGGGGTCAAGTTGGTTTAACAACTAGCACAACTTTATTGCAGGCTGGCGTAACTACAGTGGTTGACTTAACAGGCATGTCCGTTACTTTTACGGCAATTGCTAGCAGAAATTATAAAATATCGGCTCAAATGTATGGTTTTCCAACAGTTACAAACGCTTCTTCTTCTGTGTTAATTAAGCAAGGTGCAACAACTTTGCAAAACATTTTGACAAACATGGGTGTATCGGGTGTTGGGTCATCGGTAACTGGTTTTGTAATAAAAACTTTTACGGCAGGTTCTACGACATTAAAATTGACTGGTGAAGTAACCGCTGGAAGCACTGGAAGCATGACTTTCAATAGTGGTCCTATTGTGCCCGCATTTATTTTGGTTGAAGATATTGGACCTGCATAGGTAGCAAATGGCTACCTCCTATAACCAAACAGGATACACCTACAACCAAATAGGTGCAATCTACAACCAGGCTGCAATCGAACGCACAGCCACAGGCACAGGTCAAGGCACAGAAACAGCCACCCAAAACTTCTTCACCACCCTCACCACCACAGCCACAGGTGACGGTTTAGGCACATCCAACAACAGCATCGTCGTCGGACTTCTACGAACAGCGTTTGGTGCAGGCGGTGCAACCACATCCGACACAGCCGAATGGAACATCAACCCTGCAAGAACCGCCACAGGTTCGGGTACAGGTGACGGAACCGCTGACCGTGTAATCGTAAAACTACGTGCAGCCACAGGAGAAGGCTTAGGAACATCCACTACACTCGGACTTCATGTTGCACCACGAACTGCTACTGGGTCTGGTCAGGGAACGCAGACAGCCACACGTATCGTCACGGGCATCCGTACAGCGTCGGGTTCGGGAACGGGAACGCAAACAGCGACAAGTATCAGGGGACTATTTAGAGCCTGCACAGGTACAGGTTTAGGAACACAAACAGCCGAATGGGACAAATCCCACATCTTCCGTGTCCCAGTTACCAGCACATATCCGTTCGCTGAACGCCTCGGCACATCAGGTGCTGACCGACTGTTCTCTTTCGTACCACAAGGTATACGCCAATACAACCTGTTCAAACTTACCGATGGCTCATACCAGATAACTGACCCTCGTATGCCTGAACGCATAGTCAAGGTGTACTACGGTGGGCATGATAACTTCTTGGATGCTACTGAAATAGCAGAACTGACAGCAGCGGGATACGGAGCGAGCATAACCTGATGGCAACTTTTAGACCACCAACCGATGACTTTGTTGTACCAGTAATCATTTCCAGTGTTTACAATCAGGGACAACTTTCTAAAGAGGAACGGATGGCTAACCGTTTAGGTAATCGAATCACACCATCTGCCAGGGGTCGTAACATATATCTTTTAACAGATGGGTCATACACAGATAACCAGCCTTCAACGTTTGCTGTTATATCCAAAACCTATTACGGTGGGCATGACATTGAGATTGATGCCACCGAGGTAGCATCGTTAACAGCCGCAGGATACGGAGCATACATTTCGTGAAACATCAAGAAACACATCCCGACCTAGATGTCGAAGGATGTTTTGGTTGCCGTGTTGCAGGGGTTCGTATGGGTGTCAACACCACTACCAGTCGTGGGAGTAAGGTGGCAGAAATTAATACAACAGAACGTAACTGGAACAAAGATATGCCAGCATACAAACGTCTTCGTGCGGATGGTTTACAACCGAAGAAGATTGATGGTGCTGCCAACGTAGAGAAAAGAGCGCAAGAAGGATGGCAAGTGGAAACAGGGATACTTCCAACTATCTGAACCTTGTTGGTGTCAACATCGAAAAAGTTGGTTACGGCAAAATGGTTGTCGGACTGCGTAATGCGTTATCGGAAAAGGTAACACTTGTTGAAGATGCTGAACATGTTGTTTTTGCTTTAAGACCGAACCTGATTAAAGGTTGGCAGCGTACGCAGGTGCCGCATTTGTTGACTATGTGGGAAACGAATTGGTTGCCACCAGAGTTCTCTGACTATCTACAAAACTTTAGTAAGGTCATTGTTCCTTCGTTGCATAACTGGGAACTGTTCTCACAATTCCATGATGATGTGCATATGATTCCGTTAGGTGTTGACCGTGGTATGTGGTTCCCTTCGGAAGATAAACCTGATGGCAAGTTCCGTATCATGTGCGGGGGTTCGGAATGGTATCGCAAAGGTATGGATGTGGTGTTAGAGGTGTTTAACAAGTTGCAGTTACCTGACGCAGAGTTACATATCAAAATTGTTCCGCCGTATCTGTTCGCACCGAAAGATTTGGAGTATCCGAATGTGGTGGTGCATCGTGAGTGGTTGACTGTGGAGCAGGAACGTGATTTGGTTCGCTCTATGCACGGGTTTATATCTGTTTCACGTGGCGAAGGGTTTGGGTTAATGCCGTTACAAGCAATCTCTGCTGGTGTCCCAACGATTCTTTCTGATGCTCATGGTCATCGAGAGTTCTCCAACCTTGCCACCCATCGGATACCTACTACTAGTGTTCCTACTGCTAAAGGTGTTTGGCAGGACATGGGTGATTGGGATGAACCTGACCCTGAAGCACTCGCTGAAGCCATCAAAGATTTGTATGCGAACCGTGACAAGTATCGTCGTCAGGCAAACCTGACAGCCCCACAAACAGCAGCGTTCAACTGGGGGACAGCCGCCGACCAGTTGCTACAAATTGTTAAACCTTCTGGAAAACAGGTACCAGATGATTGGATGCCATTGGAACCTACATGTGAGATACAGGTGTCACGGCGTGTTCACGCCACCATTGGTAGTCATACTGTGAAGATGGTTCCAGGGGAAATGTATACTGTAGTGTTGAATGTGCGCGATACTTTGCGTGAATCAGGATACTTATTGGAGACACTATGAAATCTAAACCAGTGTGGGATACACCTAATCCTAAGAAGAAATCTGTGAAACTGTCTCCTAAGAAGAAGGCTGCTGCGAAGGCTTCGGCTAAAGCGGCTGGTCGCCCGTACCCTAATCTGATTGATAATATGAACGCAGCGAAGAAAAAGTAATGGCTAAGACTGCTGCTTGGACACGCAAAGAAGGCAAGAACCCTGCTGGCGGGTTAAACGCTAAAGGTCGAGCCTCCGCTAAAGCACAGGGTATGAACTTGAAGCCACCTGTTTCTGCCGCCCAAGCAAAGGCTTCTCCTAAAGCCGCTGCCCGCCGTAAATCGTTTTGTGCACGGATGGGTGGTATGCCAGGTCCGATGAAAGATGAGAAAGGCAGACCGACTCGTAAGGCTTTGGCTTTACGTAAATGGGATTGCTAGTTCGTGGTAATCTGTTCGTCTCAACCTTGAAAGGAAAAGTTATGCCAATGGTCGGAAAAAAAGAATTCGGTTACGGTGCAAAAGGTATGGCAATGGCGAAAGCAGAAGCCAAGAAAACTGGTAAGCCGATGAAGATGGACAAGTCCAAAATGAAGGCTAAGAAAAAGAAGTAAATGACCACAGCAGCAACCGTCATTGATAGGACGTTGCGGCAACTACTGTCTGGAACGGTTGAGCCTCGCAACAAACTGGCTTCAACTGTTACCAGCAGTGATACCAGTGTTACTGTCACGTACTCATTGGAAGGGTTGAGTGTTGGGCAAGTTTTTGAAATAGATTCAGAACTGTTTTACGTTTGGTCTGCTGATGCTGGCGCCAAAACTTTAGAAGTGCAACGCGGATACAACGGGACTACTGCTGCAGCACATACTGCTGGTGCGATTGTTACTGTTAGCCCACGGTTCCCTAGAGCGCAATGCCTTGAAGCATTGAACGACGAAATCTCTGACTTGTCTTCACCAATGCACGGCTTGTTCCAAATCAAAACAATGAACATCGATTACAACGGTTCAGATGTGATGGTTAACTTGACGGGTGTCACAGCCATCATTGACCTTGTGCAAGTGTCAGTTCGATATATGACTGACGATTATCCGATAGCACGTAAGGTGCGTCTTATCCGTGACCTTCCAACAGATGACTTTGCTTCAGGGTTCGCAATCCGTTTCGACCAAGGGGTGTTCCCTGGCAGGTTACGTGTTGTATACAAAGCACCGTACGCGACTGCGGCAACTG